GACGTAGCAGCGTGCTGCGCCGGTCTCGCGCGCCAGGATCGGGCGGTGCGGGCAGTCGCCGCATACGCTGGCATCGTCGCCCGTGCGCGCAGCCAGGACCGGCGGAACGTCCGCCCGCACGATGTAGGATTGAATCATCGCGCCGGTCTTCGCGTTCGCCTTCCCATGCGACCCGCGGAGCGCGTCACGCCGCCCGCGCAGGATCACGAAGAGGGGAGCGCCGTCGATCAGCGACTCGGTTTCGAGGTAGATTCCGTCCGCCATGGCTATCGGACCTCCGAGCGTCGATCGGTGCCGGAGCGCCGTTCGCGTTCGAGGATGCCGAACGCCGCCGGGCTGATTCCGACGTGATCGGCGAAGCGAGCCAGGTCGCGCTCGTCGACGCGGGAGTGAGCCAGGTTGAACTCGCAGAATCCCTGCCCCGCGAAGCGGAGCACGTTGCGCGCGGTCGGGTGGCTCCGGAGCCAGGCATCGCACGCGTCGAACGCCTCGCGCTCGTCGTCATCGGCCCAGAGCATGGCGAACATGCCGGCCCGCATCGGAGCCAAGTCGCTGATCAGCGCGCGCCATGCGCCGATCACCCGAGCGCCCTTCTGGCTCGGGATCGATGCCAGGACGCGCCCCTTGCGCTTGCCGCGGCCACAGCAAGCGGCGACGAGCAACGGCGCCAGGTCGGCGGGCGCTTCGTCGGCCAGCCAGGTGGGGAAGTCAGCGGCGACGATGCGCCGGCGGTCGGTCGAGTCGGTCATGGGATAGCCTCCGTTCGAGGGGTCATGAGTGACCCTTCGGTGGAAGGCTTACCGCACTACAGTGTTATCTGCAACCCCGGTCTGCTTTGCTCGCCGCTTGCGCCTCCCGGCTGACTCGAAGAGCGGGAATAGGTCCGCCAGCGTGACGTCCAACGCGGACGCGATCCGGAGGAGCGGACCCACCGGACACTGCAGGACGCGGCCGCGCTCCGCGTTCCGGACCGTCGCCACAGTGACTCGGGCGAGGCCCGCCAACCGCTCCTGGGACATCCCAGCCGCCTTCCGGAGCGGGGCGACGTGCGAGGCCAGCCGGGGGCTATCCGTCGCCATCGGATCCGAGGCCCGCCAGGTAGCGGCCCACCGCTTTCGCCAGGTCGCCGCCGGCTGCCTGCAGGGGCTCGCCCCGAAGGTCCGCCAGCGTCCCCATGCACAGGAAGGCGAGCGCAGTCGAGGCCGGCACTTCCCATGCCTTCCCAATGCGTTCGAGGTCTGCCAGGTCGCGCCGGGTGACCGTGACCTGCAGGCGTTCGGTGCGTTGCAGCGGGGCAGGTGTGCGCTTGCGTCCTGATCGGGTGGCGTCGCCCATGACCGCAGCGTGCGCCAGGACGAGCGGGAGCGCTAGGGGGAGGGAGGCGAGAGGCCCGTCATGCGTGGACGCGGCGGGCGTGCGAGCGCGCAGCGGCGGAGCCGCCAGGTGTACCGGTTTCCCGGAGAAGCGGTACGGCGAGGCCGAAGGGAGCGGGTCCTCCCCGGCCGGGGGCGGGGGGCTCGAGGGTCCCTCGATCGCGCGGGTCCCATCATCACGGGACCCCTCTCTCCACATCTGAGAATCTCAGAATCTGAGAATCAGAACTCGATCTGCAGCCCAGTCACCCTGGGGGGTTCCACATGGAACGACCTAGCTTGTGGGTGATGTGACCGGCAGAGGAGGTGAGGGGGGCGGAGCTGACGTCGCCTCGGAGGGGGAGAAGGTCCAGATCTCGGGCAGGGGATCTCCAGACGAAGCTCTCCTACTCCCTGGGGCCGACTCGACACACGCTGCTACCCGTCTCTGTCCGGGCAGGGTGCTCGAGACCCAGGTTTCGGAGCGCGGAGAGGCCTGTTGGCGTCTCACCCAGGCGGCGCGTATCCCGGCCGTGGTCTCCTGGTTCTGCTGGCAGCTTGGACCCGATGACCCTCGGATCTCCCTCGCCCCCTCCAGCTCTAGCTCTGGGGCTCTGCGGCATCGAGGGCTCCCCCGTGGTTCCGCAGAATTCGTGGCTGGTCGTCCCCCACGCGGTGGTTCCCGCTCAGGACGACTTCGTCGCCGGCTTGGGCCCTCCCATGGCATGGCGGGCCCACTCGAGGTTCCGCAGGTGGACGGAGACGGAGACACCGGCACGACGCGCGATCTCTCGCGGTGAATGGAAGGTCTTCATGCCGCCGCCCTTCTTCAGCGGGGCAGGGTCGAGCCGCTTGCCGTCGGCGGAGACCATGGAGATCTCGATACGCCGAGCTCGCCGGACGTTGGCGCCGTAGCGCGAGCGGTGCTTGGACCCTCGGCCGGCCATCAGTTGAAGAGCTTCCACGCGCAGAAGGCCCAGAAGGCGAGCGACAGCGTCATGCAGCGTCGCTCGAAGATCACGTCCTGTCGGGGTCTGGATGCCATTGGATTCTCCTTCGCTGGACGGCCATGCTGCCGCGCCTTGCGCCCATCGTCAAGCACGCCTATCGTGGGGCTGGCTCGGAAGAGTCGGGTTCCTCGTCTCCTTCGCAGGTTCGAGAGCCTCCGTTCAGCCCCCCGTCGGTGTCAAAACCGGCGGGGGGTTTCTCGTTCTGGTACGGTCCCCGGGGTTGGCGGAGGCTGGAAAGTGGACGAGACGCAGGCAGGCCGGATCGAGGCAACTCTCACGCACATCTCGAGCACGATGGTCGAGATCAAGGATGAGCAGGTACGGGAGCGCGACCGTGCTTCTGACCATCGCGAGAAGATCCACACGCGGATCAATGAGCTGAAGGAGGACACGGCCACTGGCCTGTCGAGTCTTCACTCGGATCACGCCGGCCTGAAGGCTTCGTTCGAGAGCCACGTCGAACACGACAACCAGCGATTCTCCCAGATTTGGAGGATCCTCAAGATCGTGGGCCCAGTGGCAGTCGCGGCGGTCGGTACCGGCGCCTATTCTGCGATCTGAGCCCCGAAGGAGACTCTCGCATGATCCGCTTGAACCCGAAGAACGACACCGTCCCGCGTGAAGCCCTCGAAGAGAGCGCGATGGACGGCTGCAGCCGCGCGTATTTCCTCCTCGACGAGGACCAGGACGCGAAGCAGACCCTGATTCTCGACGCGCCGACCGGCCGCGCGTTCCAGACGGCCGTGAAGAACCTTCTCGGGTTCGATTCCGTCGCCGTGAAGGCCGCGATCGCCTCCGGAGACGGCCTCGATGGCGTCGGAGTCCCCGATTCGGCCCGAATTCTCGTCGTCGTGAGTGCTCACGAGCGCCCCGACACCGGCGATGAGGTCTCTCCGGCCGTCGATCCGGCGCCTCCGGCCCGTGTCGACCCGGTCGAGAACGCCGCGCGCATCCGCGAGGCCATCGGCGAGCCCGAACCGGCTCCCGAGGCGCCCGATCCGCCGGCTGCGGCCTAACATGGCCCAATCTGGCGCTGCTGTGGGGTCCGGATTGCCGCGAACGATCACGAAGCTGCGCGCGTACCGCGCAAAGCTGCTCGATCTGGCGTCCGAGGACCCTCACTACGCGGTCGACCAGGCGCTCGACCTGCTCGACGACTACTTCCCCGAGCTTCAGGAGTCGCTATGGAGCCCCTCGACGCGATCGCCCGAATCGTCATCCACCACAGCGCGAGCTCGCTGAGCACGACGCTCGAAGACATCAAGAAGTGGCACCTCGAGCGGGGTTTCTCCGACATCGGGTACCACTACGTCATCGAGAGCAACGGCCTGATCCGCTACGGCCGGCCGTTGCCGCTGAGGGGCGCGCACACGAAGGGCGCGAACTTCAACTCGATCGGCATCTGCCTGGTTGGGGACATGACGCGCGAGGGTGAGCATTGGACCTGGGAGCAGTACGAGACGCTCTTCCAGCTCATCGGCGCGTGGAAGTGCATCGCCCCGCGCCTGGAGATCATGGGCCACCGTGACGTCGGCCTGTTGCCGACCATCTGCCCTGGCGTCGACGTCTACGAGTGGCTGTTCGCCCAGAAACACCCCCGCCGGCCCTCACATCCCGACACGAAGAAGGAGGCCTAACATGCCTGCCAAGAAGAAGTCCGCCTCGAAGAAGCCCGCGAAGAAGAAGTCGCCCGCGAAGGCGGGAGTCGGCCTGGTGAACCGCAACCAGCGGAAGCAGCTCGAGGCCCTCGGCTACACGAGCAAGCCCAAGGGCCGCCGGTGAGGTAGGTTCACTGCATGGCGAAAGACATCGTCGCAGCGAACAAGGCCGCCATCGAGAAGGCCGAAGAGATCCAGAAGGACGCCGTGACGGCGCGGGCGGAGGAGATCGCGCCCGACATGCTGAAGGTGGTCGAGAAGATCGCCCGAGGCCGCCAGCTCCCCGGCAAGCAGCGCGCGAAGCCGAACGAGATGCTCGCCGCGGCGACCCAGGTCCTCGATCGCGCCCAGGGCAAGCCCGGCATCCGCAAGGGTGAAGAGTCCGAGCGCGGCGGCGTCACGATCATCATCGAAGCCCCCGACAAGCACCACGAGAAGTCCATCCCCGTCCAGGCGACGAAGCCCCCCGTCGAAGCGATCGCGGAAGGCGGCGACCACACGGCCGTCACGATCCAGGAGTTCAAGCATGCCGAGAAGCATCCGCGAGAAGGTTGACGACTGGCAATGGTGGTTCGATCAGGTCCTCCATGCCATCGCTGGAGGGGCGATCTCGACCGCCGTCAACCTGATCGCGCTCGTCGATCCCGAGCTCATCGGCCCGTTCATGCAGATCCTTGGGACCTTCTTGGGTGGCTCCGCCGGATCGCTGAGGGAGATTCTCCAGAACTTCCGCGACGACCCGGCGACGAACGACATCGTGGATAGCCACATCGATTCGTGGGCATGGCTGCTCGGCGCGTTCGCGGTGTCGATGAGCTTCGCGTTCTAGCGTGCCCGAGAAGCCGGTAGAGATCAGGCTCCCGTACAACTGGGAGCCGCGCGACTACCAGGCGCCGCTCTGGACCTTCATGCGCTCCGGCGGCAAGCGCGCGTGCGTCTTCTGGCACCGGCGCGCGGGCAAGGACCTCTCCCTCGTCAACATCATCCAGTGCGCGGCGATGGAGCGAGTCGGCGCCTACTGGCACGTCTTCCCGACGTATCGCCAGGGGAAGAAGATCGCCTGGGAGGGCAAGACCCGCGACGGGCGCCCGTTCCGCGACCACTTCCATCCGGCCCTGATCGAGCGCAAGCGCGACCAGGAGCTGACGCTCGACTTCATCAATCCCTACGACGACAGCCAGCCCGGCTCGACCTACTCCGTGATCGGCGCCGACAACCCCGACAGCCAGGTCGGCACGAACCCGATCGGCATCGTCTTCTCAGAGTGGGCGCTCTACGAGTCGCCGGAGATCTGGAACCGCCTGCAGCCGATTCTCGCGGAGAACGACGGCTGGGCCGTGTTCATCACGACCCCTCGTGGCCGCAACTTCGCCTACCAGATGTACCGCGACCACATCGAAGACCCGAAGTGGTTCACCGAGGTCCTCTCGTACAAGGACACGAAGGCGATCTCCGAGGAGGCGGTGCGCGACGCGATCGCCGAGGGCATGTCGGAAGCGATGGCTGCCCAGGAGTTCGAGTGCTCGTTCGACGCGCAGCTCGAGAACGCCTACTTCGGCGAGGCGATGGTGCGCGCGCAGGAGGAGGGGCGCATCGGCCACTTCCCGCACGACGATACGAAGCCGGTCGAGACGTGGTGGGACATCGGCCACTCAGACGACACGAGTGTCTGGTTCGTCCAGAAGCACTACGGCCAGTACCGCGCGGTCGACTTCGAGAGCCACGCGATGAAGAGCTTCCCAGAGTGGATCTCGATCCTGAACAAGAAGCGGGACGAGCTGAACTACAACTACTCGGAGCACCTGCTGCCGCACGATGCGAAGGTCACCGAGTGGGGCACGGGCCAGACGCGCGTCGAGCGCTTCTACGAGTCCGGCTACCGCAACGTCCGCGTCGTCACGAAGATCAGCAAGGCCGACCAGATCCAGGCCGCGCGCTCGATGATCGGCAAGATGCAGTTCCACGAGGTGAATTGCGAGCGCGGCCTCGAAGCGCTGCGCCAGTACCAGCGGAAGCAGATCCCGGGCATCCTCGATGATCGGAACCAGCCGGTCTACTCCGAGAACCCCCTCCACAACTGGGCCTCGAATCCGGCGGACGCGTTCCAGACCGGTTCGGTAGGCTCCCGCGAACACCGCTTCGGTGAGCCGAGCGGCGAGGACGTCCTCGCCCCCGAGCTCGCCATCGTCTAGGAGCCCCACATGTCGACGAAGCGAATCACGATGCTCGAACGGAACCTCGAGCGCACCGAGAAAGAGTTCCGCCAGGTGGTCGACACGCTGGTGGGCGAAGTCGAGCTGCTGAAGGGCTCGCTGGAGAAGCTCCGCAAGGCGGGTACACTGACGCCGGACCCGCCTGCCCCTGCGGGCAAGAAGGCCCGGATTCCCGCGCGACCCGCGGTCATGAAGGAAGCCGGCGTGGGGAAGGACCCCAAGAAGGGTCCGAAGGGGTAATCGATGCCTGATCGCGTGTTCGGTGGTAGCGGCCTCTCCCAGGCGGAGAAGGCCTTCGACGCGCTCGAACGCTCCCCTCTCCCGGGGCAGACGAAGAGCGGATTCCGCGTCCTCGACGACAACGAGATCAAGAGCATCGTCGGCGGGGAGATCACCGACTCGATCGGGTCCATCGCCTCCGGCTCCGAGGTTGCAGAGGCCCGCCGGCAGGCGCTCCGCCTCTTCTTCGGCAAGCCGTTCGGCAACGAGCAGAAGGGCCGCAGCCAGGTCGTCATGACCGAGGTCGCGGACACGCTGCACTGGATCCTCCCGTCCCTGATGCGGATGTTCACCGGCGGCAGCCAGGTGGTCGAGTACGAGCCTCGAGCGAAGGCCGGCATGGGCCCCGAGGAGCAGCAGCGCGCTGACGAGGCCGCCGAGCAGGCGACCGAAGTCATCAACAAGCTGTTCATGGACGACTGCAACGGCTTCGAGATCCTCTACGAGTGGTTCTTCACCGCGATGCTGGAGCGCCGCGGGTTCGTGAAGGTCTGGCAGGACGAGCGGGTCGAGCCGAAGATCGAGACCTACGTCGGCCTGACCGAGCGCGAGTACCAGTCGCTGATGGACGATGGCCGCGGCCTCCAGGTCCTGGCCTACGACGAGCGCATGGAGAATTTCGGGGGCGAAGAGATCCCCGTCGTCGACGTGACCGTGAAGCAGGTCGACGTCGTCTCGCAGATCAAGGTCCGCGGCATCCCGCCCGAGGAGATGCTGGTCGGCCGCCGTGAGTCGAAGCTCGACGATGACTCGTGGTTCGTCGGCGAGCGCCGGCGCCTCTACTCGTCCGACCTGATCGCGATGGGATTCCCGGCCGACTTCGTCCGCGACCTGCCGGCCGACGAGGACTCCGAGTTCCAGCTCAGCCGGATCGAGCGCCTCCACGACGAGCAGGACTTCCCGTCCCGCACGTCGAGCCGCCGCGACCAGGCGTCGCGCGAGCACTGGATCAACGACTGCTACATCCGCATGGACGCGGACGGCGACGGCTACGCCGAGCTCCGCAACATCATGGTCGTGGGCGACGAAGCCTCGGTCCTGATGTCGAACGAGTACGCCAACTTCATCCCCTACGCGTCGCTGACCGCGTGGCCCGTGCCGTTCAAGTTCCACGGCCTCGGCCTCGGCGACATCGTCGGCGACCTGCAGAAGATCAAGTCCACGCTCTGGCGGCAGATGCTCGACAACATCTACCTCCAGAACAACCAGCGGCACGTCATCCTCGAGGGCGCGGTCGAGGTCAACGACATGTTGGTCTCGCGGCCTGGTGGCCTGATCCGCGCGTCGACGCTCGACGCCGTGAAGCCTCTCGACGTCACGCCCCTCCAGCCGCTGACGCTCTCGCTGCTGAACGAGATCGACAACACGCGCGAGGTCCGGACCGGCGTCTCGCCGAACCACTCGGGCATCGACGCCGCGTCGCTGAAGGGCGGCGCCACCGGCGTGGCCGCGCACACGGCTGCCGCGCTCGCGCGCGTCGAGCTGATCGGCCGCATCTTCGCCGAGACCGGCGTGAAGCAGCTCTTCCACCTGCTCTACCGGACGTTCAAGCAGAACAACAACAAGCCGATGACGATCCGGCTGCGCGGGAAGTGGGTCGACGTCGATCCCAGCCAGTGGCAGGACGACATCGACGTGAAGGTGAAGATCGGCCTGGGCGTCGGCGCCGCGGCCGAGCGCATCTCCTACCTGATGGGGATGATCCAGCTCCAGCAGCAGGCTCTGCAGATGGGCGCGAGCGGCTTCGTCTCGCCGCGCCACGTCTACAACTCGCTCTCCGAACTAACCAGGACGATGGGCTTCTCGAAGGAGGATCTCTTCTTCGCCAAGCCGGAGCCTGGTGCAGAGTGGCCCGAACCGCCCCCGGACACGAAGGTCCTCGAACACGAACGACGCGTGCGCGAGGATCAGATGAAGAACGAGATCGAGCGCCTAACGGCTCAGTCCGAAGCGATCGAGCGCGAGAAGATGGCTGAGTGGCGGTTCGCTGACCTGACCCTGAAGGATGAGATGAGCAAGCGCGAAGCCGAGACCCGCCTCAAGGTGGCGGAGATGCAGGCGGAAGCGCAGAAGGCGATGCAGCGTGAGCGACCTGACACCTCCGAGTCCTGAAGAAGAGATCCGCCGCGGCCATGAGGCGCAGGCGATCCTCGACAACACCG